ACGGTCATTGTTGTTGACGCTGCACCAGCAAGTCGTAATCCATAAACCCCAGTAGCACTAGGATCTGTTAGTATGTTTGTACTGCCATTGACTTCAGGATTCTTGATAATTCCAATTCTTGCAAACTGGTTTCCAGTTGGGAAGTCAGGGTTAGTTACATCAGCATTTTCAATTCTACTGTAAACAAGAACCTTGTTAGATCCTAGTTCACGATAGACATCAGCACCATGTCCGCCAGGTGGTGGTATGATAACTGAGAAAGATGCTCCTGATCCTGTAACAACAGCATCTAAATCCAAAGTAGCAAATGTGTATCCTGAACCTCCGTTTGTTACCTGAACAGCAGTTGGTTTACCATTGGTAAATGTCACTGATGCTAAACCACCAGAACCATCACCTCTGATAGGCACATTATTTTTAGTACCAGTGAACTGGTATGAAGCACTTGCTATATCATCTATTGTGATAACTTCAATTTTCCCATCCACAGCAGCATTTTTTACATCTGCTGTGTCAGTAGAAGTTTTCCAGTTTGCTGGAACTGGTATAAAGTCTGCACTATCAAATTTTATGATATCACTAGGTTTGATTGTGAAAAGATACTTCCAAATATATCCATCACTCTCAAGTCTAGGTTGCAAATCTGTATGAAGAGGTTCTTGTAATGAGATAATACCCTTCCCAGAGTTGGAAGGTGCAGCACCATTATAGATGCACTCATAGATTCTGAAATCAGAGTTGATAACGTAGTAATTACTATTATATAAACTTGTGGAACTTGTTTGAGGTGTTGTATTATTGATGCTATAATCATGCCTATACATCTCGTAGATAGAACCAGTTGTCCATTCTCTTTTTCTTATAACTCTCAATACGTCTGCTGAATTTATTTTCTTCGCACTAATCAAAGTATCATAAACATTGTCATGTTCATCAAAATTGTCAATGGGGGAAGGAGTATTGGTGTTCCAATCAGATGCTACAGTGGTTGCATTAGGCAATCCTATGAAGACATAATAAGAATTATCCGTGGTTGATATCCCACTGACAAAGTTTTCAGCATTCAACACTCTAATCTGATCAGTTATAATCGCTGGCATTTACCTAATTAATTTCTATCAATCTATTTATGGGTAATCCACAAGTAATTTTTCATCTCTTATGAGTTGTGGTGCGGTGGATAGTCCAGTAACACCGTCTAAAGTATTGACTGCGAAGGAGGTTCCAATAGATCCTGTAACCACTTTACCCCAAGAATAAGACCCGTAATAATTACCTATAGCACTACTGAGACCTGTAAAGTTGAGTCCATGACCTGTCTCAATATTGACGTGAACTCTGACTATCTGTGCGGTGACATCTTCTATATCAGCAATCTGATAAACTCCATCAATAAATTCTGTTGCGATACCAACAATAGCGTTATCAGCAGTATTTTTAGATGTCAATCCAGTACCAACGTTAGATCTACTCACCATCATATAATCACCGGTTTGAATACCAGTTTTTGTCAAACCACCAAAACGTGTGTTTCTCAATGAGTTATCTGTTGGTAGATACAGATGCATTGATAGTCTTGATGCTGCTACACCAACACCTATGATATCACCCTCATCTCCAAAAATATTTGCAGATGTTTGTTTATCAAATTTCATCTCAAATGTAGTAGAACCAAATCCTGTTTCAAAATTATCATCTACAATCTTGATAGGGAAGTCTGTAGTCGGAGAGTAACCAGTATTACTCTCAGTTTTCTTGAATGATAATGCACCACCCATTACATACGCTGTTGAGTCACCAGCATCCACTGATTTTATCAATCTTGTAGCAGGGAATATTCTTGGTTCGTAGATGTCTCTTGATTTACTTACTTTTACACCTTCAATAAACAAATCATCTTGTTGTTTAGACCACATAACTGGTCTTCTTGGTATTTTTGTGGCAGATATGTTAACACCTTTATAGTTTGTAGTCTGTAAGGAATCTCTTGCTAAAATACCTCTGACTATTCTCTCATCTTGTCTCTTAATTGTAAGACCATCACCAGTTTTAATTGACTGTAGAGATGTTGTTGTAGAAATATCTTTATCAGTACCTCTATAGAATAGTATTTGACAGACAGAACCCTCAACTGGTGGTTCTAAAAACTCTATTTGTGTACCACCTTCAAATTTATACGCTACACCTGGTTTTTGTAGGGTGTCATTCACAAATATCATCAGTACATCTTGTAAACTTAAGATGCTACCTTCAACTTTTTCAATACTAATCGTTATATTGTTCTCTTTTAGAGTAAATATCTTCTTCCTACCATCAAATTGTTCAGATATATCATCAAGAACTTGTAATTTACCAAATACAAACCCAGTAAACTCATCATCTGCTGTATCTACGACAGTAAATTGTGCTGCTGAGAAGTCTGAGCCATAAGATGATATGGTTGGTATACCTACAACATTCAAATTTTCACCAGTTGTGTATCCAAAACCAGGATTTTGTAGTCTAAATCTTGAAATACTGTTACCAACACCTATCTCTACTGCAATAGATGCACCTATACCAGTGCTTGCACTCTCTAATCTTATATCATCATACTGACCTGGCAGATATCCTAGTCCTTCTGAGTTAGAAACAGATACTAATATACCTTTTCTTGGAAGTCTGTTAGCATTTACATCATCATCTGACAATATCTCTGTAACGCCAGGTGCTTCATTACCAGTAAACCTCACAGATGTAATACCTGGTGATGGAGAACTCAAGAAATTATAATCTACCTCTGGTTTCTGGAAGATATTGTTTATCAATATAGCACCAAAATCGCTAGTGATACCAGTGGTATTATTCCCATCTTCTGTAAGTGTAAATGTCTTTCCTATACCTGTAAAATTCTGTGATATATCATCTAATATAACATTACCAGCATAATCAGATCTGATAAATTGTCTACCATGGAAAGAAGAACCCTCTACTATGTCAGCAACAATTAGTTTGTGAGTTCCTATACCAGCATTTGATAAAGTAATAGCAGCACCAACCAATGCCTCACCCTTTGTAGCAGCAAAAGAAAAGTTATTCGCAGCGTTTGCTATTATGAAGTAATCATCGTTTGCAATTAAGGGTGCTGGTGGGTTCAAACTTCTAATTTTTACCTTAGTACCAGTCTGGAAAACTTCAGTCAAAGCACCAAACGTATTACCAACAAAATCACTGGAGTCAATACCTACAGTTTGTCTTGTACCACCAAATGGTACATCAGCAAATGTTATCTTATCATCTACAATATTATAATCACCAAAAACTAACTGCACAGTATCACCAGCAGAGTGTCCCTGCTTTGTAGTGCCCATCCAGTTTCTGTCTAGCAATAATTTATTCTGTACACCATTGAAATGAAGAGCAGCAATACGAACTATTTCATCGTTGATCTGTAGAAGATCATACTGTTTCATGAATGAAGCATCTGTGACATTCGCTTCTCTATTAGCGATATTGACTAATGTTGTTGTTGCACCATTTCTCTTATATACAGGTGACTGTATGATATCGTCAATCGCTATCACACACTTTGAATTCTTGTCTACTGATGTAAAAGTATGTGTTACACCAGCACCAACAGTTGTCAGACCAATAGGACTTCCTGCCTTTGCTAATGCTTTAGTTGCAGCAACCTTGAAATTATTCTCACTTACTTTGATAACAAATACATCTTGTGGCATTGTAGTTGCAGCACCAACCCCATTCAGTCCATGTTGTATACCTACTGGTCTACCAGATAAGTCTGTGTCTGCCTGATATTTTACTTGCTCTCCAGTTACAAAGAAATGATTTTTGATAACAAAAGAATCATCACCTAACAATACCTGTGAGTTATCAGACCCATCAAATTTCTTATGAAACAATGGATCACCATCATGAGTCAGATTGAAAGACTGTACAAAAGTCTCTGACTCTGTGTTGAACTGTCTATTTACGGAACCTAATTGGAATGACATTAGCTGAGTGTTATCGTGTTATCGTCTGCGACGTTATCTGGTTTGTCTATTCTTATTTCAGAAACTCGTACAACATATGCTTTGCTTGCTGCTGGAGTAAATCGTAAGAGTGCGTTGGTGCCACTAGCAACCATGTTCATAGCACGTATATCACGTTTAGGATTATCTGCTGTAGACAGATTATTGTAAACGTTGAAGTTGATACGACTATCGAAAGCATTCGCTGCCACGTTGAAGCAAGAATACTTATTGTCAGTAGTATTATGTATTTCTACAAAATACTTGAATGATGTAAAGTTACTGAATGATTTTGTTGATAGAGTTGTCTCTGTAGGAGAACCAGAAGCAGATATTTCTGTTCTAGTTGCATGTAACTGAGAATCTCCAATATCAATATTATTAACGCTGGCACCTGTAGCAGTTGTTGCTACACCAACCATAGTGGTCAATGTCTGCACTGTGACTGCTGTGTTAGCGTTAGGTGTGTATCTAAGTTTGATTACACCAGCATTTTGTATAATATCAAAGTTACCTATCTTGTCACCACTGTCCATGTTACCAAAGTCAGTGAATAACATACCAGCACCATTTGCTAAGAAGTTGTATTCTTCAATCTCCTTATCATCAGCACCAGTGTGAACAACTATGATATTACCAGACTTAAATTCTGATCCATTGATGTCCTGTAATGTAACTGTTGATGGACTTGCATTTGCTGCAAACACAGAACTTACACCAGATTTGACAATGTTGGAGTATGCGGTGGTTCCTGTGCTGACCTGTTTACCTATGATCTCCTTATAGAAAGTAACATCATAAGTCAAGGTGGTATTATAAGGACTGAATGACACAGATATAATATTACCATTCTGCTGGAGTATGAACTCACCAAGATCAAACGAGTCAGACAAGTCTGAGTATTGGTTTAGATAAGCATCAGATCCATTATGGAATACAGTAAATTCACAATACTGTGTTGTGTTGTATGCTAACTGTAATGCAGCATCAAGAACAACTTGTGCATGATATTTGATTGCCTGAGGACCTGAGGGATTAGCAATATCAAAAGCATCAATTTCAACAACTCTCAATAGGTTAGGATCTGAGTAGAACTGTGGTGAAATATCATCTATCTCTAGTACACGGTTAGTCAGACATACAAGTGACTGGTCATATCTAGTGGATTTGAACACCACCTCATTACTTACAGATAAGTCAGGAGCAGGGTTCTCATACACAAGATCGTAATCATGATAATTCTTGAGTGCACCCTCACCGTCTATAAGAACAACAGATGCAGAAGCAGTTCCTATAGCAACGATACCATTAGCAGTGCTACCAAGACCTACAGGTACAGATGATATGAGAAGATCAGAGTGCTTCTTGAATCCAGCAGGGTGTGCAAGTGAATCAACTGGTTCACCCCATGAAGATATACCTACTTGTGATCTTAGTGAATATGAAAACTGTTGATAATAATCATTGTCTTGTATTCTTTGATCCCTATTAGATAATTTACCAGTATCTTTTTCCCATCCGAATGGTTTACTGTGGAATACACCTACATCAAATGATCCTTCATAATCTGCTAGTTTGTCGATAGTGCCACCAGCATTTGACAATTGACCTGTTAGACTGTCACCTGTACTGAATCCAACTATATTGTCAACACGTAGAACGTTTCTTGATTTACCTTCTCCAGTAATAACCTTTGCTATCTTTCCTTTAGATGTAGTAACAGTTTCACCCTTGAAGAAATCACCTTCCTTCAAACCAACATCAAACTTAGCAATATCTTTCTCATTGGATACTGAACCATATGTGCCAAGATCATAATCACCAGGATCCACATCTACATCATATTGTATGGTTGCTTGATTGACTAATCCAGTCGCTTGATTGACTGATTTCAATGTAAAGAACTCATATCCATAAGTTGATGAATTATATCCATGACCTGTTGTTACACCTACGTTTTCAACAAAAACTCTATCACCAACTGCGAATGGTATAGGATTATTTGCATCATATCCAGTGGATGGTGTCTGTAGTTTAATAGTAACTGTGGGAGCACTATACGTGACAGTAACAATACCAACACCATTAGTATTATTGACAGAGAATAGACTGTTATCACCACTTCTCAAATTACCACCACCACTGATTACCTGTACATCAGATACTGATGATCCACTCAACTCTGCTCTAAATTGAGTGAGACTATTTTCTTGTTTTGTTTTGGTGTTGAATAGAACAAGGTCAGGTGCAGTCAGATACTTACCACCAGTAGATGTAATTGCTACAGTGTCAACTGAGAAGTTATCTTTTAGGAATATAACCTGTGGCATTGCTGCCTGTGGTTTCAATGTCTTATCAGAAGGATAATCGAAACCAATGTCTATAAGTTGAACTTCATCAAGTCTACCAATATTATTTCCTCTTGCTTCTATGAGTGCTGATCTACCAGTTGTACTCGCCACTGAAACTTGAGGTATATCTTTGAAACCTACACCACCAGACACAAGTTGAACCTGTGCTATAGGACCGTGATCATTCTGTGATTCAGTTGTATATGACATCACAGCAGTGTTGGTAGTATAACCTACTCTTTCTGCTTCTTGATCTATAAAGTAATCAAAGGAGTTGCTGGTTACTGAAGTGATTGTGCCTTTACCAGTGAACTCACTAGGTATAACAATTATCTTAGTATAATCATCAATATCTTTATTAGTCTCAATAATTTTTGATACGTCTTGAGATGCCAGTTTGTAATATACAACCTTAGGTGCTTGTGGTGTGAACCTTATAGATGCTTTACCACCAGCTTCACCATGTGCTGCTGTATATGTAATCTCCATAGCGGAGACACCAGATCCTACAAATTGTTTCTTATAATCTGGATCTTCGTAGAACTCTAATTTAGTATTCTGTAATGAACCATTAGAAACATCAAATTCTAACAAGTCACCTTCTCTAACCTTTATGAGTGGGTTGACAGATGAACCTATACTTACAAATCTAGTAGCAGAACTATATGTCATACTAAGAGAACTTGTGCCAGTAGAGACCACTGACAAGTCAATGATATCAAGGGGTCTCAGGGTATGTTCTTCATTAGTTGTAGCAGTAACCTTGACAATGTCTATGTCACCTGTGATTTGTCCTCTGACAGTCTGGAAGAAGTGTGTGTTACCAATACCAGTCTGGTCTGGGTAGAAGAAGACTCTTTCTGAGGAAGATCTAATTCCAGCAACAGTTGTTACAATACCCACTAGATTTTGATCTATAACATAACCATACACTTCTGATGGTAGAGGTGCAGACCAACCAGATGCAGTGCCAACACCAGGTGCTTGATATGTAAGAGTTGTACCAGCACCAGGTGAATATGAAAGTTTCTCACCATGTTGAATACTATGTCTTGGTAAGAAGATTGTCTGTGTTGGTATCTTACGTGTACCAAAATCTTTTGATGTAATAGTATGACCTATACCAGTTCCTGCTGATAAACCAGCACCAACTACATTTGCAGCATCAAAGTAAACTGTGTAATCTACAGGTGTTTCTGGGCAACCTGATAGTGGGAATGTAAATTCATTTACTAACTTTTCAACTTTACTGAATACAGTGTGTCCTGTGCCAGGAGTTCCATTTTGTATTCTTAGACAATCTATCTCATTTTGTAATGTATCAATACCAAATATCTTCAACTCTTCATGATCAATTCTGATGATGTCATTTACTTTGAATTTGTTTACATCATCAACAAGTCTGATGCTGGTAGTAAGACCTGAGTTGCCACCACCACCTAAGTCTTCTATAGCACTTGCAATTCCTGATATTACTCTAGGAACTGTAATTCTATGCATACCCTGTATTACATCATGCTCTGTTCCAGATACATTTCTTATGTTTATATCTGTTCCAGTTAGGAATCCATGAGGTACAGTTGTTATACCTGTAATCTGTCCAGGAGTGTATATAAAAGTTGTGTCTGGTAAGCGTTGTACTGTTGTCGTGATATTATTGAGTTGTGGTCCAAAAATCTTGAGAACAGATCCAATTGCACCAAATCCATCGGTTCTTTTGTTATCAAATACCAGAGCGTCACCAACACGATACTCGCTACCGCCATCGATAAGATCAATTCCACTGACACTACCACTACTTGCACGTATGATTTTGGAAGCGAGTTTTGTGTTTTTCTGAGAATTTGAGATAAATTCATAATCATTGATATTGTAAGGTTTGACGTTTCTAACTAAACCAAATAATGTAGGATCTACATCTTGATCAAAATCATACCCTAAATTTAGTGGTTCAACTTTAGATTTGTATGAGTCACCCACTACATATGGGAATACAGGAACTCTAGCACGGTTGAATGGGTTACCAGCGTTAGCGACTTGAGTTGGTTGTACAGTTGTGTAGTATGCATATACTCCATTTGGAAAATCTGGTGTTACGCCAAATCTACCATTGTGCTCATCTAGATCACCTTTACCAGCTGTGTATGTAAAATCTTCCACAAAAAATCCAGCAGGATATTCTGTGATAGAAGGTCCGTTAGTCCTTTCACCAGTCAACTTAACATAAGATGACTTAATATAATCCAATCCACCACCACCATCAGGTTCTTTGTAAACGAATGGACCGTAGATTGGGTTACCGTCATATGCCCAACCCAAGATAGGAGAGTGTTCACTTCCATTGTCACCTAGGTATGTTCTTAGATTACGAGGAACATAATAGTTTACATATGGGTTACCTAATTCAGAATCACGTTGAACCTCATAGAATCCATCATCAGACATGACGTCATTTATCTTTGCATATCTCTCTACCTGATTGACTGTCCATTCTTTTACATTAGATGAGAATATAGCACCATCACCAGGTGTTTCTGCTTTTACAGTTGTTGCTGACTGTGTATAGTTTGCACCCTTCTCAATCATATTGATTGCAACTATCTTACCACCAGATACAACTGCTTTTGCCTTTGCACCTACACCATCACCAGTAATCACTATATCAGGGATACTGACAAAGTTTTCACCACCTGATTTGATTATTATTTGATCTACTCTACCATTGATAATGAATGGTTGTAAGAATGCTTTGTCACCTATGACTGCTGTAACATCTGGTTTGAAATCGTCGTTTATAACCTTAGATCCAAAGTCAGTTCCTTTATTATTAACATGTGCTCCTATAATCTTTCCACGTATCAATGGTTGTGCTGTGGCATTGAATGTACTGATTCCCTGTCTACCATTGATAACAATACTAATAGGAGGATCTTGGAATGTATGTACACCACTACCTGTAGATGTTATATCAACATGGTCTGAAAGATCTTCTGATGATGATAATCTAAAGGAGTTTGCATCAATTTTTATAACATAATATTCTGAGTTATTTGTTAGACCAGCAGCAGCTCCTATAGATGAGGAGTACTTTATCTTTTCTCCTGACTCAAAACCATGTCTATCAATATTGATATGATCAATATAAGTGTTTATACCTGATATGGTTTCCAGTCTTCTATTGTGAAATAATCCAGAATTTTCTATACCAATTTTATCTACAGTAAGTCTTCTACGAGTTGTTTTGAATTGATGCAATCCACCACCATTCTGTGATATAGGAATAGTTCCTATACCTAACAACGCTTCTTTCTTTGACTCTGATAGGAAAAACTCATGGTCGTTGATCTTTACAATAAAATATGGAGATGAATCAACTAATGTGCCAGGTGTAGTGCCTATACCTATAGGTGTACTACTATTGGTGGTGTATATAACCTCTTCATTATCTACCAATCCATGAGGATCTGAGAATACGAATCTATCAGTCAGAGTGCTTACTACACCTCCTTGTGTAGTGCTGTCAAACTCCAATGTGATTGGAGCAATTTTCATAACTGCTTTTACAACTGCATCTTTATTATTTCCACCTACGATTGATACTGTTGGAGTCTCCAAATAATCTAAACCTGGTGTTTCTACAAGAGCATCAGTAAGTTCTCCTCTCATCTGTGCTATAACAGATGCTCCGACCCCAGAATGTCCTACCTGTGTCACAGATAGACTAGGAGGGTTTATAACATCATAATCATCACCAGTGTTAAGAACATCAACACTTTCTAATGTTCCAAAGTTTACAGTGTCTGTTGCTTTGTATGAATATATCTCAACACCATTAGCAAATAAACCTACTCCACCCTGTTTAGTCTTCTCATGGTCGTCAGCATATACTGGTTTAGGGAATTTACGTAATAGTTTTTGAGGTCCTATTTCAGTGCCAAAAAAGAGACTTGGTGTAAGATTATGAACTGAAAGAGATGCAAGATCTGTAGGTGTGAACGCAGTTATATATTTTTGACTTCTAATATTTTCAGGAGTGTATGCAAGAGCAATACTATTTGGAGTAAGTCTCTTTACATAATATGACTCACCCACGTTGAAGTTAGTAAGTTTATTTCCTACCGCTACTGTGTAAGTAATAAGATCACCATCATAGTAATTATGATCTGCAATATTGATTGTTGTACCTAATGACTCATTGACAGTATCAAATAATCTTATTCTTTTCTGTGGATTGATTGTCCAGTGAGGGAGGGAGTTGGATGCAATAAACACATTCTCTGAAGAATCAGAGTAACTGTTCTGTACGTCAGCAGAGGCACTGAGATTAGTCTTGATTTTTCGTCGTACATAATATTCCTTAAATTCTGAGAGAGTTCCACATGTTACAGATACTCTAGTATCAGATAGTAATGCTACAACTGATCCATTTAATATTACACCGTCTGCATCTACTACCTCTATCTCATCACCAAAATAAAATGAATGTTCTGCATTTAAGGTCAACTCATAACTTGATGATGATAGAGTTCTAAAGGTTACAACATTATATTTGGGAGATACATTATGAATCCAACTAGACCATCTTAGACTATCCTGTTCCTTTCCAACAGTCTTTACATTTATAGAACTATCTTCTACTTGGTTTAGTGCAGAACCGTTGAATTTAGTAAGAGATCCTACTATCTCAACTGTTACTAAAGTGCCATCATTGTATGCAAAAGCATTAGGTCCTTGTGTGACTGTAGTACCTAATCCTATAAGATCTGTTGTGGTTGTTATGCCCGTGAACTGTGTGTAGTTCTTTCCTGTATACGTGTAAGAATAGTCTCCAACATTGAGTTGACCTGCGGTATCGAAGCCCACAGTGCTATCAACATTAATAACAGTAGATCCAACTGGAGTGCTTGTTGTAACATAGGTTTTATCCTTTTGAACAAATTTTCCAAAGGTTGTTCCTTCAGAAATAGAGAAACTATAATATGTTTCACCATTAATTATACTACTACCTACGTTGTATATCGACCCACTTGTCTGTGGGTCAGTATTCTGAAACAATGTTTGACCAGATAATAACTGAGCATTACCTGAAACTTGTTTTGCAATTATAGTTTCTGTCCTAATGTAATCTGCATCTGATGGTTTGATCAAAAACTTTGCTGGTTGAATCATCTCAACCTTTTCACCATACAGTGCACCAAATAATATCTGATATGCCTCTTCTGTTCCCTTCGTACGATAGAAGTCTTTTGCTTGTCTTATAAAATTACTCTTAGAAACTTTTCCATGTAATTTTCTTTCAGTAAAACCAGGCAGCACCTGTGATTTCAATTTCTTAAAGAAATTTTGTAAAAATACACTGCTAAGATTCTCTACACGTGCATTATCACCATGTGTTGCTATACCTGATTTTGTAAATGTTAGATATTCTGGTTGATTGGTTTTCTTATTATTCTCTATACCACTGAATCCTCTTATACAACCTGTAAATGATGTTGTTCCTATACCTGTGTAAGTAATAATTTCATTATCAATTTTTAATAAACCATAAGAGGTTGGCCACCCCATTGTAGAGTCAACATATATCGTATCATCTCCACCTGTAATGTATTGAGATAGTGAAGTGAATCCGATTAGATTTCTATTGTTTAGAAAATCTAGACTTTTATAATCTACTAAATTTTCAGCAATATCAACAGGTCCCCCTTGAAATTCCTGAGAGAGGTAATATTGTTTTAAGAAATTACCGAAGTTAGGATTATCGGCATCAATGAATTCAGGTACTTGACTCTGAACTACTTCATTGATTTTGACTCTAGATAACGAGGTTTCTATCATTAGTATCCGCTATTGCTTGTTGTCTGTGATCCGCTACTGCTTGTTGCCTGTGCTGTTGCTGCTGCTTGTGGTACATCGGTAATCTGTTGACTACCAACTGTATGTGTTGCACCTGTCATTTTGTTTCCTCCTGCCATAACATGGAATTCTCCATAATATGGTTGCCCATTCACATATCCCACTAAAGTTGTCTCTGTAGTGGTACTTGTAATAATTGCTCCTCTAACCTTTTTACCCGCAAAGTAACTTGACTCTGGAAGATATCTAGAACCTGATGTATTAGCACCAGTAGAGATGCTATCTATTCTTGTGAAGAAATCACTCTTAGATATATCAAACTGCAAGTACAATTCATTTTTGGCAAGAACATCATTAGACTGAGGTATTGCTTCTACCTCAATTACATCATCACTCTCTATTGTTGATGTGATGTTCACTGTGTCTAATACTATCTCACCCTTCTTATAATCAATACGTCCAAAGTTATTTGATATAACCTTGATGCTCTCATCATTTAGAATCTGGAACATGAATAGCGTTCCTGAGTCTTCATTGACCTTTATATCACTAAAATAACAAGTACCCACCACATCAGATACATTGAATCCAGTTGAGTGAATATTGTATTTCTCATTTGGTGCATACATCTGATTCAAGAAACATAATTCATATTGTGCAAATTGGTTTATCTTAGTGAAGATATTCCTTCGCATTTTCACTAAAGTTATGTTAGAGGTAATAGAAGTATCTACGTTGTCTATGACTGACAATACTTTACTATAAGCAAATCTGCCACCAAACTTATTAAGTTCAGTGCCTGATGCAAATTGTGATAGTGAAGTTATTACATCTGTTTTTAGATTATCAGGATCACCTACAAAGTTTGAGTTGTAGTAAATATACGAATCAATCTCCACATACAAGAATTTTAGATCCACAAATGATGGAACTATTCCTGCTATGGAGTAATTTTTTAGTGAATTGAGTAATTGCTTCTTTGTTAGTTCTGACAAGAACGAACCGTTCTTTGGTTTTGCTGCTATGAATACCCTACCAAATTGTGGTGGATCGAGATCCTCACCACCATAGGCACTCACAGATTCTATATTTGGATATATTGATGGAATTATTGCTTCATAGTCATTAGCGGTCACTGCTCTATGTTGTGCTGCATATAAACGTGGAGCATAGTATTTGACAGACTCTACTGGTTCTATCTCATCACCATTGGCGGATTTTTCATTAGAAGTAAAGAATACTCTAAAATCTGTTTCTTCAGCACCATCTTCATCGTTTATAAGACCGGCAAAAGTAAAGTTTTCTATACCATTACCTTCTTTACCATTAGTCTTTATGTAACTAATTTCAATTATATTTCCTGACTCTAATTTTTTACCAAATACATTGTCACCAAATAATAGTTCGTATTTCTCATCTGTTGTCTCTTGTAACAAGTAGATATTAGATGTTGATGTAATCCCTATAATGTTATCCACTAACTCATAACTTGTTGTTGTATTATCAGATGCACTATTTCTTATTTTTACACTAATTGTAGAAGTGTCTATACCATCATTAGGTAAAACATATCTTTCACTAGGATTATTATTATCTACAACATATGAGTTAGTGACATATTGACCTTGATATATTACTAACCTACCTTGAGATGCTCCATTGAAGGCATTGAATGACACAGCCTCAGGTAGTGAGAAGACATAGTTTATATTTGATACTGAACCGTTTGCAATTACACCTGGTTGAAATGTTATCTGTTTTGTGTCTGTTGTTATACCTGATGCAGAAAAGTTGACAGTTGCTCTCGCTGCTCTTCTAGATCTTGGAACATAACCTATATTTCTTGCTAATGATACTACATTCTCTCTTAGAGTGGCACTATCAATGAATGTCTCATTGATCGCCATATTCGTATTGTATGCTGTGGTATATGAGTTATACGCTAATATATCAATCAGGATAGAAAGGTTAGACCCTTCAAAATCCATATCTTTGAATTGAGTATTTGCTCTAAGGTAATCCTTTATGGATGACTTTATATCCTCAAAGTTTAAGTTTGTAAATTGCTGTAGTGCCATTATAACCTAGTTGGTTCTAAAATAAATTGGACATTCTGTGAGGGTGCATTGAGTCCCACAATCTTATATTGTATAGAAACATCCAAAGCATTTTGTTCTGGTCTGCTTTCTACTACGACTTGTTGTAAAACTACTCTTGGTTCATGTTGTGATATGACCATCTCTATTTCAGTTTGAATTGGTTCAATATAATCATCATTTGCTAATTCAAATAGAGATGAAGTAATTCTAGTGCCTAATTTAGTATTGAAAAATCTCTCACCAATCTGTGTGCGTACAAGGTTTTGCACTGCACGTTTGATTGCATCTTCATTTTTTAGCATTATAATATCATTCGTCACAGGATGACGTTTGAAGGTCAAAGATATATCTCTGAATGGTTCTGATGTTCTCTGTAGTGGCACTATTCCGTCGTGGAAGGAGTTCTCGGTATATTTATCTATTTAGTGCCACAAAAAAAGGGTTCGCACGGAACCCTATTCATGTCCTAGGTATCTTACTTCTACATCTTTGGGGTGTGGCCAACCGTTTTCGTAGAATTCATCTGCCAAATCTTGAGTAATCTCTTCCATTTCTTCTTCAGAGATGCTCTCATGTGTCCTTACCCCGTCAACGTAGATATCGTATCTGTCATCCATTCCTATATTGCATACTCAAACGTATATAGAAAATTAGATTATTCTATTCTTTTCGTGACCTACTCTACATTTAGGATCTACCCATATTTCATACCCTGCTTTCTGTGCATCTAAACAGAATGATACATCCTCTCCACACATGTCTTGTACTTCACCAGATTCAAATACTTGCATCTGTGGTGCAAACCATGGATACTTCATTTGCTCATTTTCAAACACACCATGCTTGATTAGCAACCAACCAAATCCAGAATAGTCAACTGTAAATGGTTTTCTTCTCTTTTGTATGCCATCTAACATCTCGTGGTTCATTACACCACCATTTGCTTTGAAATCCTCTTCTTCCATCCAATGTGCACAGGATGTGGTCTGTCCGTCCTCTGTAACGTACCAACCACCCGCTATATCCTTATCCATCCAAAGAAGTCTATAGAACTGTTCTAGACCGAATACGATGTCACTGTCGATCCATAACTGATAGTCATACTTCAACTTACCATCCCATGGTAACTGATCAGGACCTCTGAGAACATTTGCTCCTAGACACTTACATCTGGCAAAGTTTACCATAGATGAATAGTCTTGCGATATTTGTAGAGTACCGCCCTTCTGTACAATCTCAAATGCTAACTGTACAAAGTTTTTTAGATAGACGTATGAAACAGTCCTACCAGGTAAACAGAATATGAAAGTTTTGCCCTTGACTAACTCTCTTGCTGCTTCTATAGAAAACTCATTAGACTTTTCTGATTTACCACTGTTTGCTGGTGGTGTGGTGACCACTTTGAATCCTTTTGCCATTCCGAAAGATCTTTCAATTCATTATACTGCGTTATTTAGTCTATGTCAATTGACCTATAATATAGTCTGCAACTCTTTTGTGACCTTCGATATTGAAGTGGCAAAGTGTCTTTTTCTCTATATCGCTATAATAATATTTTTTATTTTTTCTTCTACCTAATAATGTTTTTTCCCTGTCAAGAGGGTTGTCGATCATAGTGCGGTTGGCGATTGTCTGCAATTTACCTTTACAACGTCTGCTCCAAACATTATCACCATACACATTATGATATTGCAACAAAAGAAGAGGAATATTTTTTTTATCAAACTCTTGTTCTAAAATGTATCGATTCTTATAAAAATTCAATGATCCTACCTCATCGTTATAATATTCTTCATAAAAACTTGGATGTTTCTGAGGATTAACATTTTTATTAAAATTCATTCTCTCAGCATGTGTCAGCATTATGATGGCATAATCACACACATTATCCTCTAAAAATTCTAATGATCTCATTACAATTTCATCATTGTTAGAACCACCTTTTGCGTCATTCAAATGATCTGCTTTGAAATAATTACTTACTAGGGTTGAGAATCTATCTCTGACTCCATAATAATCGTACTCACGATTATCCAATTCCATACCCTTTGTATATGAGCAACCATTAAAATACAGAAACATGATACTTTGAGGAGAAGTTGAGTGCGTCACAAAAATCATTTACCATAGGCATACCTCTTATATTCAATGACGTATTCAAAAGCACGGGACAACCTGTATGTTCATACCACACCTCTAGAACATCCCTGAGGATGGATTCCGATGATTCTGGTACAGTTTGTACTCTAGCACTATTATCGACGTGTAGAACCGCAGGAATGTCGTGTGGACGCTTACATTGATAAACATACGACATATATCTTGAATGTCCTGGCATTTCAAAATAATCCGTACAATACTCTTCTAATATCGCAGGAGCGAAAGGTCTGAACTTTTGACGCCTTTTTATCGCATTTACTTGGTGTTTTGTTGAAATTTTGCGTGGATCCGCCAATAGACTTCGATTACCGAGAGCACGAGGACCAAACTCACTACGACCATTTGCGACACCCACGATTCCTTCTGACAAGAGTTCTGCGACGATTTCATTAGGATCTGGTTTTCTAAGAATATTATAACCTAAGAATGGCGAGAATTGTACTTTATCACCATATGGAATCAATGCTGCTCCTAAGGCACCTCCAGCATCGCCTGGATTCGGCATAATCCATAAATTGCACATTTCCCTTAGTTTGGTGTTTACAACGCAGTTGAGAGCGACTCCACCGCCATAGCAGATGTTATTTGAGTAAGTTAGTGCTATTTCAAAGATTTTCTTCAATTCATACTCTAAAACCACTTCTGCACTCTTTGCAATGTCGTGCGGAGCACCATGTAACTCTTTTATGCCCTTATGGTTGTTTTGGTGCAATAATGCGGAAACTTCGTCAATATACTTCGCTTCTCCGTACGCTGCCATGCCCATGAAGATATATTCCTCATCTAACGGTCTCAAACCCGCCCATTTCGTCAATGCGGAATACCACAGTCCAATTGACTTGGGATATCGCATACTCCATACTTTTTTGTACTCTGCCTTACCATCAACCATTTTTGCAGTCCAGATCGAACTACAGTCCCATTCTCCGATACTATCGACCACCACACATGCTGCTTCCTCAAAAACGCTGGTTTGAAACGCAGCAGCAGCATGAGACAGGTGATGTTCGCTATAATGCGTTGGTTGCATGCATAATTCTCTATCTCGCCTCCATGCCTTCTGCCCTGCGGTAAATTGGCGTATTCTCTTGGGTAAGGGTCGTTCATAGAAGGATATTACGTCATCAAAGATATTTAATGCTTGAGCAGTTGCAGCAGCTTCTATACACAACTTCTTGTCATGTTTTTTTCTCGAAAAGCGTTCTCCATGCGTAGCATAGGCAATTATACCGCCATGCACACACGCAACAGCACTATCATGAAATCCTTCAGAAAAACCAATCATCAATCTTTATCTTCGTCAAACATTGCGTCATCGTCATCATCTTCGTAAATAAACGGGTCTGCTTCTCTAATTTTTTTCAGTTTCCACCATGTAGCGATTTTATTCAATGGCCAGATCATAATTTACTCCACTGTTCGGGAAGATCACCGAAGTAATCTTTGAAATGTATATAGACTGGTTTCAACATGTTCATTCCGTATTCTTTTACCTCTTTTGGCATATGCATGATATCAGACTCCCACTGATCGTTCAAATATTGGATTCTAGGAGCATTAGGACCTAAATCAGGAACATATGCGTTTTTGTGTACGTCCTTTATCTCATAATCGATAAAATCCGATAATTCCTTTGTTTGCCCATTCCAAAACTCCTCCATAATTGTTATATGGCAATTATCGATCCCAAACGCTTCTACAAACTTTAAAAAGAACTGTACATAGCCAAAATCGACTCCCATCTTCATAAATTGCCGAACTGGGTCTTTAGGATTTTGTTTTTGACGCAAACTCCATAATCTGCGTAATGGATCACGGAAAACAACGTGAATTTTTACGTCAAACACGGATTTGAGTGCAGGAGCATATTTTCTTAGGAATTCTGGAGAACATTGTCCGTTAGGATTGGAAAAATCGCTCACTGCCTTGTAATCGTGTTTTATAAAGTCCCAATGCTTGACATAATACTCAATATACTTCTCTATCGTAAATGGAGGACTCCAAAAATACTTTATTTCGTCTTCTGTCCAATTTCCACCTATATATTTCGACTCATGCGTGAATATCTTTGGTTTTCTGTTTGTAGTTGATTGTTTTGAAGGTCCGAAGAACTGTTTGTAGAATTTAACCCTCTCAAATGTGTTTCTGGTCTCAGATAAGTCCATCAACCACAAATATCCCTTTTCTTTGCGATGCCCACTGTGGCAATACTTATTGTACCACCCTAATGTATAATATAATGGAGTTGTACCAGACCATCCGGTTCCAACATTCAGAAATAGGGTGGGTTTCATTACGAGTGATACTTTATCGAGATTTGCTCGGCAGTATAATCAGTTTTGAGTCCTGCCATAATCATTTTCTGCATTTGGTCACGTTTTTCCTCTGCTTGCTGTCTAGTTAGCACAGAAAAAACAATCTCATTATCTAGGTAGACGTCATAGGACATTTATTCCACCATAACTACTGTATATATGTCTAAACCAACATTATTATTGAATCCTGGCGTAGGATGGGCAGCTACCACTCCCTTCCACTACACTTTGACGCTTGATAACAAGTATGCCCATATGGGTCATAAGAAAGAGAACTGGTATCTGATGAGATTGTACAATTATCCAAAGTACGAGGAACAATTCAAAGAGATATACTCTGACAACTTCTCATCAAAGTACAATATTGACGTCAATAAACGTCCTTCTCTTCATCCTTGGGGTCAAACCTTGTCGAAGAGAAACAAATATGTGGCCAACACTTCGCTAGACCCATATTTTGCAAGTCCTCCATCAATAGACAACTACATCTCTTACTGGAAGGGTCATTGGGAGAATATAAAAGGCACCTATGCAGCAGTTTGCGACTTCACAAACGGCAATTACGCACTTCCATACGAATTTTGGGTTGAAGTTGCTCCAAAACTACGAGAACACTTTAATGTAAAGGTCACTTTTCAGTTTCGTGACCCAGTAAGACGTTATTTTTCGGAAGTTGGTAGTTTATTGACTAAAAAATTCGAGTTTTCAGTTGAAAATTGTAAATTTTATTCAAATATGAAAACTAGGTTGCTAATTCGCAAGAAAAAACACAAACAACTGTTCTTTCATCTTTTGAAACAGGGATGTCTTAGCGATTTATGTGATTTTTGCGGAGCATACACTATTTTTACCCGTGTATTCGGTGTAGAAAATACTTATGTTACCATAATGGAAGATTTGTGGGATAAAAATCAAAAAAAAGAGCAACTCGAAGCACTTAGTAACTTTTTGTCGTATAAAATTACAAAACTTCATGACAATTGTTACGTTCCCAACATGGGAAGTCGTGCTCCTCACCTCCCATTCCTACAAGATCAGTGGGAAAGTGATATAGATGACCTAACTGCGGATGATTATAATGTGGCACTCCTTTACATGTCTAGATATTATACAGATTTCAAAAATACCTTTGGGTATCTACCTACATCATGGAAAAAATAGCATTTCAACAGACACATATCATGACAATGATCATGTTTCGTAAGTTGTTCAAGGACAAATATCAAAGATCCTTCAAGATTATGATGAGTTGCCCATGTTATTAGTCACATTTGGTTGTTCATGGACTCGTGGTGTCGGTGTGGCATACAAAAATGGCATGAAGAAAGATGAATATCTGTCAAAAAATGATGATGACATCCTTTGTGATGAATTATCCTTCCGAGGATTGCTTGCAAAGAAGTGGGATTGTACTAATCTCAACTTTTCGCAGATGGGTAGCAGTAATGATAGACAGTTTCGTAAAGCAACCACCTATTTTAAGAGAAAACCTAGAGAAAAAGTCGTAGTATTATGGGGTATTACCTCTGTCTTCAGGCATGAGGTATGGTTGACAAAGAACCATGAAGGTAAATCGGGGTATCAGAACGTATTATATGGTCATGGAATGAATCGAGAGGTCAATAAGAAGTATAAAAAGTTTGATGTCAACCATCATTTGGAGTGGCACTTTGATAAAGAGCAAAAACTCAAAGAACTTTCACATATGATGAGGCATTGGAACCTCTTTTTTGAAGCATTAGGTATTGAAAACTACTGGTTTGACACATTCAACCATCATGAGTACCCTATTCCTGTAGATAGGATGCTGTTCAATGATAGAAAATATAGAGATTTGATGTCTATACTATGCGAAGACCTTGAATTTGAAAATTATGACCCTGATGAGTACCATGTTTCACAGTTCAATAACGATGATAGTAGAAGATTGAAGTTTTTAGAGAGGAGAGAACTGGTAAATCCTTACTCATATCACCCAACTCGTGAAGCACATGTTATGATGGCAAACTTATTCGACGAGGTAATCAAGATATGAACCTTATAACACTTGGATGCAGTTGGGTTTTTGGTATTGGGTCATACTTTGACGCAGAAAACCCCGTCGACAGGGTAACATACAATACAACCTTTAGGAAAGGATCTGCTTATCGTCAAAGTGGAGAGGAATTTGAAGACGATACATGCTGGAGAAACAAACTTTGTAATGAATTGAACCTTACAAACATCAATTTATCCAGAGGTGGGTCATCAAATCAGTCACAATTCCGTCGTGCAACCAAATATTTTGCAGAAAATGAGATAGATTGGCAAAATACTGTTGTCTTATGGGGTATTACATCAATCTATCGTGATGAATTATGGTTCAATAGACTCAAAAGTTACTCATCTGTAGCATTCAATCAAGCAAACCTTGATCCTACTAATAGATTGAGAGAAAAAAAGAAGACTGGTTTTGATACTTATGCTCATTTTGAGGAACATTTTGACGAAAAAGTGTTTATGACAGAGTTGAAGAACAATATACTTCATTGGCAGCATTATCTTGATTTACTTGGAGTGCCCTATGCATTCTATGAGACACTGAATACTACTGGTGCTATATCAAATCCAGCATTAGAAGAGGATATGTGTACGACTCTAGCGAAAAGAAATGGTTGGCGTGGTAAAAAAGACAAGTTCCATTTCTCAGATTGGTTTGATGACTGTAATCGGATTCAACGACTCATGGAAATAGGTATGGTAAACCCTTATTCATTCCATCCGACTCGACAGGGTAATCTTGATATCGTAAAATTCATGAAACCCATTGTGGAGAAAATGCTGTGATAGTCTGGGGAGTTGTCTGGATGATAGCAATTCTGATCGTAATTGTATCTTGGTATATCTACTATATACTGAGTATGGCTTATAAGGAGATGAATGATGGGAGTGATGGTTCCACCAAGTCGTAAGAGTTGTTATAACTTCCGTGTAGTCAAGGTCAACAGAGTTGTCGATGGCGACACTATAGATGTGACGATAGATTTGGGATTTGATTTGATGAAGAAGGAGAGAGTGAGGGTTGCGGGAGTTGATACTCCTGAGAAGAGGACAAGAGATCTAGAAGAAAAAGCATTGGGTATAGATGCAACTAACTGGTTGAAAAAGAAACTTGAAGATACTATAAAAGGAGAAGATGAACTTATTATCAGAACCGAACTTAAAGGTGGCGTGGGTAAGTATGGTCGGCTTCTTGGTTGGTTAT